GTTTGTCTTCTTTTTTTCCTACCCCCTGTGACCCGCCGCGTATTACTTAAATATTCACTAATTAGGTTTATTGCCGCAATAGGTAATTTTTTTGGATTAGTTTTTGCATCACCTAACAATATCATTTCATCCACAAATTCCAGTAATTTGTCTTTTTTGTCTTTATTGGTAGGCGTCTTGCTATTGCTCTTGCGTATACCGATTTCAAAATTAAAATTTTTTTGGTTATTCTTGATGAAGTTTATGGTTTCTTCTAGTTGGTTTTTATTCATATTTTTAATAATATCTTTTAGTTTTGGTAAATAAACTTCTTTATTATATTGACTTGTTATGTATAATATTTTTGAGTCTTTTGTAGTGTTTGATTTGTCTTGCGTCAAATCTCTATAAAGGGCAGATATTACATTATTATGAATTAATCCTAGCATTTCAATGGACGATGATATTGGCAGGACCGTTCCCGCTGCCGCTAACTTGTCATTTTTACCCTCCTGTTTTGCGGTATTAATAATTTTAATTTCTCGGTTAACATCTTTTAGTTTATCATTATTTATTTTAAGCCAATCCGGCCACGGGTTATCTCCTCGGTCCCCCCAAGCCTTAATTAAAGCCCTGGCTGTATCAATTTCGTTTTTGATTTTAGATTTTTGTTTTGTCAGTTCATCCAGGCGTTTATCCAACGTAAGCGGATTAGGCTGTGGAGGCGATACGGGTCGTGGCTGCCTCAGTCGGAACAGCGGTTCCAACGGCGATACGGACTGGGATCGGGGCGACGGAGGTGATACGGATCCGGGCGGCGGAGACGATGTGTGTAGCTGACTCCGTTGGAATAGCGGTCCCGACGGCGATACGAGTTGCTGACTCTGTTGGGACCGCGCTCGCGTTGGCGATACGAGTCGCTGACTCCGTTGGGACCGCGATCGCGGTCGCGATACGAGTTGCTGACTCCGTTGGGACCGCGTTCGCGGTGGCGATAGAGTTAGTGCCCGCCGCATCCGCCGCGGCAGCGGTCCCGACAAAGATGGTTCCTGTGGTAGCGACGCAGAAGATGGTTGTGGTAGCGACGCGGTTCGTGATAACATTATATAATACAATAATATTATAAGTTGTAACACGGTGGATAACTGATTTTAAATCTTTTCGCAAACAAGACATTAGTGTATACGGAATTATGTATTTCATACCCGACGCAAACATTGTAAAGTAAGTTTTAATATTAGTTAAAATTGAATATTAATTGTGTAATGTTTAATTTAACCATAATTGTCATGACTATCGTATTACCTGAAGATATTATTAATAATATTTTATCATTTGGTGATCCAGAAATATCTGTTAAATTTTCGTATTGTCTTAAACAGTTGTTATATAACAAACAAGAGTTTGATATGTTGTGTAATACAAATGGGTTATTAGTGGATACGGATTTTATGTATTTCATACTCGAAGCAAGTTTTGTAAAGTAATTTTTTAATGTTTATAAAGTAAATACATATTAAAATTGAACACGATTTAATACATATATCTTAACATAAATCGTCTTAAATGACTACCAATTTGCCTGAAGATGTTATTAGTTATATATTATCATATGGTGATCCAGACATATCTGTAAACTTTTCGTATTGTCTTAATCAGATAGTGTATAACAAAAACGAGTTTGATGTCTTATGCAGTCGTCCAGGTAATACATACGATGGATGGGTGGATGCAAATTTTATGTATTTCATTCTAGAGAGAAATTATCAAAAAAAATATAATAATATCTTCTACAAGGCACGACCGATATCTTATGTTGCATACCGAACGCTAATTAGAAATAGAATTCCATCGCGCAGACAACAATATCACACGGACGCTTTTAATGCACTACCTATTTCTATGATTGAGCTCATGGAGGCAGAAGTTATGCGCTACATTAACGATTAATTTAATTTAAAAATTGAATCAATATTTATATTTATTAGTTAAATCAATAATAACAATGACTGATATAGTTTGGGATTCACTGGGCGGTATTATTTTGATCTTATTTATTATGTTCATCGGAACCGGATGCTTGCTAACATGTATTACACCTTGCTTAAGAAGTAAAAGTTATACCGCAAACAATACTATTACCGCAAACAATAGTAGTATTACCGCAAACAATAGTAGTATTACCGCAAACAATAGTAAACGTGAATTAGAACAATCAAATAAACAATCAAATAACCAATCTGTACCAATGAACATGAACGTATAACAAAAGTGTAAAGAATAAAATATTGCGGACAAAATATTAACGTATATTAGATTTAATCTTAAATGTTCTATTTAATCTAACCTCAGCTGTCCCGTTTGCACGGCGTGTTCGTTTAACCATTTTAGGATATTTTTTTCCTAAATATTTTGCGGCTTTTTCATTTTTATCAAATCTGTTTTTCCCTAAACCGCCCTCGGCATTGGGTTTAGATTTAAACGCTATATTATTGAACCGAACAACACCACCATCTCTTATAAAGAATAATAACGTTTTATGATAATCTTCCTTTGATTCGGTTTTTGGATTCAAATAAAGCGACCTATCGTGTCTATTTATGTATCCATGAACCGCACCAATAATAAATCTTAAATCCGTAGTAGTTTTTTTATACATGTAAAACGGGTTAGGCGTGGGATAAATTCCCCATAAATATAGGTTGTTTTCTTTTAGTGTTCTATACGCACTCAAGATAAAGGCATTAAAATCGTTAATTGATACCAAATTTTGTTGTTTAAGTTCTAGTATGTCTTCAATATCATCGTCTAGTGAAATAATATACTGATTCTCCTTGAAATATTTGGAAATAAAATTTCGCTGATTTGTGATACCTTTTTTTCCTATAATTATTTTATATTTATTGTTATTCAAATATGACTCGTATATTTTTTTTTCTGTTTTATTCGCAACAAATATGTATATTTTTGAAGGATTAATAGAATGTTTTGCTAAAAAACTCAAAGTTTTATTTATTAATTCTTCGTATCTTTTGTATGTTGGTATTGCAACAACGTAGTCTATCATTAAGATATCATATTATTTAAAATAATATGACATCTTAAAATTTATTTAATGTTTTCTGGTTCTTCTTCTTCTTCTTCTTCTAGCTCCACCGACAAGTGCTGCGTTTTGTGCAACATAAGATTCAATGTTATGACCACCGCAACCGCTGCCGCCGACCTGTCTACTTCTTCTTCTTCTTCTTCTTTTAGTTCCACCTACCACAGGTGCTGCGTTATGACCAACGCCTTCGTGTCCAGCAGCACCACAACCGCAACCACTGCCACCGACCTGTCTACTTCTTCCGGATTTATTAATTCTATGCATGCTTCTTCTCAAAGATCTTAGAAAGCCCATATATTATATACTAAGACAAAAATTTTTTTTAGTATATAAATCTAGCGTCTGCGGCGGAAAGTGCGCGCGCGCGAGAACGAACGTCTGCGCGAGCCACCAACTCTGCGCTGCTTGCGTACCATACGTCTGCGCGAGCCACCACGGCGGCTTGTGCGCGAGCGTCTTTTGCGTCTGCCGCCGAGAAGGGCGTCACCCATTTCGGGGGAGACTCTTCTACGTGATTTGAATCTTCTTGAAAATGCCATTATAATATAGATTTAGAAAAAAAATTAATCTTCTTTATTAATTAAATTTTCCAAATCAATGTTTTTTAAAGAACGAACTATCAATCCATATAACGCATCTATTGCTTTCTTTTCGGTTTTCTCATTGATAAACGGGATATCAATATCTTCATTTAACGATTTAATTAACGTCTTTTTAAATTCTTTTTTCTCTAAAAGTTCAATAAAATGATCCAAAGCTTGTTGAGACAATTCAGATGTATCCGACATATAAATTAATTCAATATAAAAAAAAAGAATATTCCCTAAATTATAATGAATAAATTCCCTTTAGAAATAATTAATAAAATAATGTCATTTTTGCCTATACTTACAAAAGAACGCGAGTTATTAAATAATGATATAATAAAGACATTTTATTTAAAAAAGTGGTTTAATTACTATGAATCAATTGAAGAGTATAGTAGTAATCCAAAGCATGATGACTATTATTTAAATTGGTTTGAAAATGATCTCATTTATGTTTTAAACAATAAAACAATATTGATGAACGGAATTAATAAAGAATTGTCGTCGTTATTAAAGCAAATACATGGTACAGGGCCATCTTTGGAGGATATGTTTCCTATGGGAGAATTAGCAAATTCCGAAAAAATGATACGTAGTATAGTTAGACTTTTAACGATAAAACAAATTAATAGAATTGATTATGAATTAGAACTTTACAATAATAGAGTTCATACGGGTCATTCATGTCTCTTTCTTCCTGACGTTTTTTCATTTTATTGATTTATTGTTAAATATATTATGTTTCAATATAATATATGAATAATGAATTAAAAAACTTTCTACTAAATCATAAATTATTAATAATTTTTATATTGGTAATGGCATTTATAATGAGTTGTCACTGTGTTAAACCGCATATGCTTATCAATAAAAAAAAAGTAAAAAAAAATAATTCTTAAATGATAATTTAATATTATCATAGTATATGAAAAAAACGTATAGAAACAGAAAAAGCAGAAACAAAAACAGACCTAAAAAAACAAGAAGAGTGCGTAATAAAATGCGTGCGAGAATAATTCCACTAAAAAATAAAGACGCAACATTAGTTATTTTTGAAAAAAATGTACCAAAGAAGACCGTCGAAAAAGTATTTAAAAATATAAACAAAACCCGAGACACAAGCTTATGTAAGGAATATAAAGAACGAAATAAATATACACGTAAACAAAAAGGAGGTGCGGCAGATATAGTATTTAATAGTGCAAATAGTCTAATGGCTACTCCGGGACCTATTGGGGGTGTATTTAGAATTATTAGAAGTATATTCCGTCTAGGCGGAGGGGCAGTGGGTACATTGATTGTAGGTGCAACAGTAGCAACTATAGTTCTTGCGATGAATAAAAGTGGGGTAGAGATTGATGAAGAGGAAGAGATAGACTATGTAGAACTTTATAAAACGGATAAAGAAAAATGCTTATCTGGTATTGAAAAACAGAATTATGATAATAACGGCAAACCAGTTGGACCGCGTTTATGTTATCAAAAAGTCAAGGGCACTAACAAAGAACGTATGATTCATATTTTGGATAAAGATAAAGAGGTTTTAGGTGAAGAAGACGAAGCAATAGCACAACGAGAAGTCGCACTGGCAAGGGCCTCGCGGGATTTCGTTGTGGGTGTGGGTAGGTAATAATTATACAAACAAAAACTCGTCTATATATAACGGTTATTAAGCAAAAATGCCATTTTTTGCTTAATATATGTAGATTTTGCTGTTTATTTATATTGTAATGGGTATAGCTA